GGATCGACGGTGGCGGGCTGGATGACTTGTTCGGGCTTTGTACTCTCGGACGCTGCCGCGAGACCAAACACTGGCTTTCCTGGTCACATGCTTGGTGTCACGAGAGCGTCCTGCAGCGAAGGCAAACCATCGCGGCAACGCTGCAGGATTTCCAAACTAGTGGGGAATTGACAATTGTCAAAGACGAACTGGATGACATCACCGCCATCATTGAGATTATTTCCGACATCAAGCGAAGAAATCTTTTGGCGGCTGTCGCTGTTGACCCTGCTGGCCTCGGTGAAGTCGTGGACGCGCTCGGACGCATCGGAGTCTCCGTTGCCGACAAGAACCTGATCGGCGCGCCGCAAGGCTATCGCATGATGAATGCGATCAAGGGCACCGAACGCAAATTGGCCAACGGCACGCTGTGGCATAGCAAATCCGATTTGATGTCGTGGTGTGTGGGCAATTGCAAAATAGAGCCGACCGCCACGGCTATACGCATGACCAAACAGAACGCCGGCGATGCCAAGATCGACGCCGCCATGGCGCTGTTCGATGCGGCCATGGTCATGAGCGACAGGCCGACAGAGGCGCCCGCCTTTCAGATGTTCTTTGTCGGCTGAACTCAAAGGAAAACCCATGTCAAAACTCAACCGCGCCTACGCGGTGCTCGACATCAAATCGTTTGATGAAGATCAGCGCATCATCGAGGGCGTTGCCTCGACGCCAACGGTCGATCGCGTCGGCGATATCGTCAAGCCGCGCGGCGCCAAGTTCAGCCTGCCGATGCCGATGCTATGGCAGCATCGTTCAGGCGAACCAATTGGACATGTGGTGTGGGCCGAGGCGCGTGACGACGGGATTCCGTTCAGGGCGAAAATCGCCAAATCGGTAGAGCCTGGCAAATTAAAGGACCGGCTCGACGAGGCGTGGCAATCAATCAAATTGGGATTGGTGCGTGCGGTGTCAATCGGGTTCCAGGCTGCCGCCGACAAGGTCACGATGCTTAAGGGCGGTGGGATTCAATACGACGAGTATGAAATTCTCGAATTATCGGCCGTTACGATTCCCGCCAATGTTGATGCTTCCATCCATACCATTCGCGCCATTTATCACGGATTGCGCGCCGCGTCCGGCGATACGCAAGAAGTGACCCCGGCCTCGTCAGGCCATTCCGGCAAATCCGTCGCTGTCGCGGCATCCCGTTCCATCAAATTGGAGGCCACGACTATGGCCACGAAGACCAACGCCGAGAGGATGAAAGACCTCGAGGCAAAACGCGCCGCCGAAGTGGCCGCGCGTGACGCAATCCAAAGCAAGATCGTTGAAGAAGACCGCACCAAGGACGAGGCGGAACAGAATGCGTTTGACGAACACTCGGCCGTTATCAAGTCGGTCGATCGCGAGCTCACCGACTGCCGGCTGATCGAAAAGGAATTGATAAGCACGGCAAAGCCGGTATCGAACAGCGATGGCATCGAGATGCATTCGCAGTCGATCCAGGTGAAGGCACCGACGCTGCCGCCAGGCCTCGGCCTGATCAAGCGGCTCGCCTGCCAGTTACACGCCGATGTTTATCATCGCGATGTTATTGCCGTGGCGCGACAATACTGCGGGCAGTGGCCACAGATCGAAATGGATATCAAGGCAGCAGTGGCGACCGGCACGGTTACCTCGGCAACATGGGCCGGCAACTTGGTCTACGCGCAGAACCTCGCCAGTGAATTTCTCGAATTTCTGGTGCCGCAGACCTATCTCGGCCGCATTCCAGGGTTGACGCGGGTGCCATTTAACTCGCGCATCCCGCGCGAAAATAGCGTCATCACGGCCCAGTGGGTCGGGGAAGGCGCCAGCAAGCCAGTGGCTGCAGGCACGTTCGACACCGTCACGCTGACGTTTGCCAAGACGGCGTGCATCATGGGCGTCACCGACGAACTGGCGCGCTTCTCAAGCCCGTCGGTTGAAATGCTGGTGCGTGATAACCTCGCCAAGGGCATCGCCAAATTCCTCGACGAGCAGTTCATCAAGCCATCGGTTACCGCTGTGACCAACGTGTCGCCGGCATCGATCACCAATGGTGCCGACAGCGATGCAGCTTCCGGTACCGATATCACCGCGGTGATCCATGATATCCGGCAGATCCTGTACCACTTCCAGGAGTACAATATCCCGACCGATAACCTGACGCTGATCATGCAGCCGGTGCTGGCGACTTCGATCGGCACCATGCTGACAACTTTGGGCGTGGTGGCGTTCCCGAATGTCAATGGCAATGGCGGCAATATCCTCGGCATCACGGTGTTGACCTCGAATAACTCACCGGCCGGGCAAATCACTGCAATTCATCCACCGTCGGTGTTTGTGGCGGACGAGGGCGGATTGCAAATCGATGTGTCACGCGAGGCATCGGTTGAACTGGATTCGGCACCTGCGGCCGGCAACTACCACCTGGTCTCGGCATTCCAGAACAATTTGGTGTTCGTGCGTGCCGAGCGTTACATCACATGGATGCGTGGTCGAGACAAAGGCGTGTTTTATATGACAAACGCTGCCTACGGTGGGGCGGTGACCGGATGATGATGCGCGCATTGAAGTCGTTCGATTATAACCACCGCAAGCTTGCGGCAGGCCAAATATTCGAGCCGCTTTCAGACGCGCATCGCATGGTGTTGTCCGCGGCCAAGCTGGCTGCGGAGAGTGATGATGTGGTGCCGGTGCGCAAAAAACAGCGCTACCGGCATCGCAAACTCGAGGCCGAGAAAGGATGAGAATCCTCGGCTTCGAGGTTTCCGTGCGCAAGCAGTCGCCCATGCTGCCGACCAACATCTATGACCGCGGCTGGTGGCCGATCGTGCGCGAGCCATTTGCCGGAGCTTGGCAGCGTAATCAACCGCTGAGCATGGAGAATCCGCTGCAGAACGCGACGCTTTATCGTTGCGTCGCCATGATTTCAGCCGATATCGCCAAGATGCGGCTCAAGCTGATGCAGCCGGTCGATCAGGTATGGCAGGAGACTACGGCAAGCGCTTTCTCAACCGTCCTCAATAAGCCAAATCGCTATCAGACCCGCATTCAATTCTTTGAAAGCTGGATGATCTCCAAACTGCGGGCCGGCAACGCTTACGTTCTCAAGGAACGCGACAATCGCAACGTCGTCAGCGCGCTGCACGTGCTCGATCCCAATCGCGTCAAGCCGATGGAGGCATTGGACGGATCGTTATTCTACGATCTCAATACCGATCACCTGGCCGGTATTACCGAAGAACATGTCGTGATTCCGGCCAGTGAGATCATGCACGACCGCATCAATTGCCTGTTCCATAAGATGGTCGGCATGTCGCCGCTTTATTCCACGGCCGCGCCTGCTGCACGCGGGCTGTCGATTGAACAGTTTTCGGCAATGTTTTTCGGCAATGCGGCGCGACCTTCCGGCATCCTGACGGCGCCCGGCAACATCGATGAGGCCACCGCAGCGCGGTTGGAGAACAACTGGCATAACAATTATACTGGCATCAATCAGGGCAAGGTGGCGATTCTTGGTAGCGGGCTGACCTGGAATCCGCTGCAACAGAACGCCGTCGATAGCCAATTGATCGAGCAGCTCAAGCACAACAACGAAACGATCTGCACGGCATTCGGCATCCCGGCGTTCATGGTCGGGGCGAAAGATCCGCCGAATTATCAAAACGCTGAACTGCTCGATCTGCAATATTACAAGCAATGTCTGCAAAGTCTGATCGAGCACATCGAACTGATCCTGTCGGAAGGCCTTGGCTTGATCGGTGCCGGCTATCGCGCCGAATTCGACCTGACCGGCTTATTCCGCATGGATTCGCAGACGCAGATCACGGTGCTGGCAGAGGCCGTAAGCAAGGGCATCCTATCGCCCAATGAAGCGCGCAGGGTGCTGGGTTATGTCGATGTAACCGGCGGCGAATCGCCGATGGCGCAGCAGCAAATGTTTACCTTGCAGGCATTGGCCAACCGTGCCAATGCGCCGGCCTTGCCGGCTGCCCCAGCGCCGATGCCGAATCCGACAACGCCAGCACCGACCCCAATCAATCAGCGCGCCTTGCTCGACGCGATCCGCAGGAGCCTAGGCCATGCAACTGCAGCTTGAGGATATGCTCGGGCGAGAAATAGCCGAGATCATCAAGGAACACATTGCGCCTTATAGAGCGATCGTCATTCAACAGGAACAGCGCATAGCTGCGCTCGAGGCGCGTATGCCGGAAAAAGGCGACCGCGGAGAAAACGGACTGCAGGGTCCGCGCGGCGAAAAAGGCGATCGCGGCGATATCGGCTTGCGTGGCGAAGTCGGCATCCCCGGCAAGGATGGCAAAGATGGCAGGGACGGCCTGTCCATTCATGGCGAAAAGGGCGAGCCGGGACCGCCAGGTCCGCCGGGCCAAGACGGCAAGGACGGTGCAGGGCCCTCGCGCGGGCGCCATCGCGGACCATGGAAACATGATGATGATTTCCATCTTGACGACACGGTTTCCTGCGGCGGCAATGGTTGGGTCTGCATGATAGAGGGCGCAAAAGACAAGCCGGGCGACTCCAAGCAATGGCAATTGTTTGTCAGGAAGGGCAGCAACGGCAAGGACGGCGAACGAGGTCCGCCCGGTCCACAGGGGCCGACGGGTAAATATGAGCCATGAGGAAATCACTTTTCACCATCCTCGAACCGACATCGCCGGTCTATGACCTGACCACGGTGGATGCGGTTAATGTCGCGCTCGGCATCCCCGGTAATACCGCCGACGATGCGATCATGGCTGAGAAGATCACGGCGATTTCCAAGATGATCGGTGAATTGTGCGACCGCTATTTCGCTATGCTGACGGTCTCGGAAAGCTTTCGCCTGTCGTTTTATGATCCGACACGCGGGATTAATCTGCGCCAATTTCCGGTCAGCGAACTTAACTCGATCACGGTCGGCGGCAGCATAGCCGACCCTACCGGCTACGAGCTCGACAAGGAGGCCGGTCTACTTTGGTTGGTTCCTGGCATGTGGTCGTGGGCCTATTCGCCGGTCAATAGTCATTGGTCGGGCGAAGTGATTGCGCAATACAGTGGCGGCTATGATTTGCCCGACGATGCGCCGGTATTGCTGTCACAGGCGTGTATCGAGACTTTGCGGTGGCAGCATTTCAGCGGCAACCGCGATCCGTCCATCCGCTCGACGACGCATGGCGATACGACCGTCACATATGGGGATTATTACAATCGCTTCCGCTATGCGTCCGCCGGCAAGGGTGCTGCTGCTCCGGTCAGTTCAATTCTGCCGCCAAACGTCACTGAAATGATCCAGAATTACGCGAGGCTCAACGTTTGAGCTGGCGCGTCGAGCCGTTATGGAAAGGGGATGTTGGCTATATTATCGGCGGCGGCACTTCACTGCTTGAGCAGAATCTTGAGTTGCTCAAGGACAGGAACGTCATCGCCATCAACAGCTCATATGTTGCGGTGCCATGGGCGCAGTATGTGGTGTTTGCCGACATGCGTTGGTTCCTGCATCATCGCAAGGCATTGATGAACTTTGGCGGCAAGATCATCAGTTGCTCGACTTCGGCAACCGGCCCGCCGCAGATCCTGACGATGATCCGCAAGACCACGCCCGGCCTGGCCACCGACACGCATACCTTGATGGTGAAAAATACGACGCTCACCGCGGCGATGAATCTGGCGGTGCATCTGGGCGTGGCAAAGATTGTCCTGCTCGGCATCGACCAGAAGGCCGGGCCGGACGGCAAGATCCATCATCATCCGCCGCACCCATGGAAACCGACGGCAGATTGCTGGCGGCGGCAACAGACCGATCTGCCGAAGGCTGCCGAAGACCTGACGCAGATGAATATCGAATGCGTCAACGCCTCGCCGGGAAGCGCGCTGACGCTTTGGCCGATCGTGCGATTGGAAGACCATGTTGCTGCAGCCGATCCGATCGCATCCATCGCTCGCGTCGCCTGACCGGCGGCTGCACATCCTCGGCATGCAGGGGTTGGGCGATAATATCTATCAACGCGCGTTCATTCATGCGCTTTCGTTGCAGCGGGAAATTTACCTAGAGACTTCGTGGCCGGAATTATATGCGGATCTGCCGATCAAATTTGTCAGGCCAACCGGCGGTTATTCGCGGCTGCGTACGCAGAACAAGAACGTAGCAAGAAGTCGCGTGATCTGGGCACCGCGGCCAACACGCATGCAGGCTATCCGCAATAGTTATCAACGCGCATTCCAGATGGGGCTTTCGATTATTAACGGCATGGAACAATCGTTTGGCATCAAATTGGATCCGGCGCTTTTCGATCTGCCACCATTGCCACCATCACCGATCAAGACAGATAAGCCGATCGCCTTTGTTCGCCCGATCACCGTCAGGAGTGAATGGTTCAACGCGGCGCGCAATCCCGAACCGCAATATATTCTCGATATCGTCGAGGCATTACGGCCGACGCATCACATCGTTTGCGTGGCCGACGTTGCCCATGCCGCCGAGTGGTTCATTGGAGTACCGCCTAAGGGCGACAGCGAGTTCATTCACGGCGAATTGCCGGCGATGGATATGCTGGCGCTACTGGCGACGTCCGACATCATTATCGGCGGCATGGGTTTCATCATCCCGGCGGCGCTCGCCCTCAACAAGCACTGCTTTGTCGTGCTCGGCGGCCAGGGCGGGCATAACGCACCAGGCCGTGTGCTCGATCCGCGGCTCGACTGTTCGCGCATCGGCTTCGCTACCCCGAAGGACTTTTGCCAATGCACGAACATGCGGCACAACTGCAACAAGGCGATCCCCGACCTGATGCAACAGTTCTGCCGTTTCCTCGACCGACGCTTTATGACAGCATCGCCGGCAAACATCTGCAATGGTTCCCCGAGCTTGGCATCGGCTATTTCCCAGTAACGGCATCGCCTTATGACCAGGCGTATTTCGATCGCTTCGCCAAGCAGGCGGACAGTCCGATTGGCCGCAGCCTGATGGCGGGCCGGGTGCGGTTCGTGGCGCAATATCATCGCGGCGAACTGGTAGATGTTGGCATTGGTTGTGGGGCGTTCATCGAAAGACGAAATGCGATTTTTTACCGCTCGACGCTTGGCTTCGACATCAATCCGGCAGGTATTGCTTGGCTGAAGCAACGCGATTTGTGGCGCGATCCTTATACCAACTCGGTGCCAGCCATTTCGATGTGGGATGTGCTCGAACACATGCATGATTTCCGGCCGTTGCTGGCCAATGTGCAGCAGTGGCTGTTCCTGGCGGTGCCGATATTCCGTGATGCCGAGCATGTGCTGCGCTCCAAGCATTACCGCAAAGACGAGCACTGCTGGTACTGGACGCGGAACGGCCTGATCACTGTCATGCGCGGCCTTGGCTTCGTGCTGGCCGGCAGCAGCAACATGGAAATGAGTGCGGGGCGTGAGGACATCGGGGCCTTTGCTTTCAGGAGAAGTTAAGCAATGTTGCACATTGTCGACAGCACGGCGCCGGAACGACACAAGTACGAGGAAATCTGGAGCTACCCGGAATATAAAGTATTTTCGCCCGGCCTGGAGAACGTCGAGCGCTTCATCGAGGTGCTTGAGCCTGTTGTCGGGGCGAGCCTTATCGACATTGGTTGTGGGTCTGGTTGCGCCGGGTTGAAGTTCGCCAGCCTCGGCTTCGACGTTTCGTGGCTCGATCTGACTGACGCCGCGCTTGATCCACAGATCGACCGCAATCGCTTCATGCAGGAAGCGCTATGGGATTATTGGGCTTTGGAAGATAGAAGCCTGTGGGACTATGGCTTTTGCTGCGATGTGATGGAACATCTGCCGCCCGAATATACCATGCTGGCGCTTCACCGCATGTTCGAGGCGTGCCGGACGACATGGCTACAAATTGCCTTGCATGACGACGGATTCGGTAAGTTCATCGGCAAGCCGCTGCATCTGACCGTACAGAATTTCGCATGGTGGCGCGACCGCATCGCGACGCTCGGTGAATTGGTTGAAGCCCGCGACCTGTGCGGAACGGGTCTTTACGTGGTGCAACGATGAGCGGGCGCGGCAGGCACGACGCGGCGCAAACACACGTCACCTTTGATCCGAAGAAAGTCCTCGAAATATCGTTCTCACCCGACTGCAGGGTGAACGTGACAGACAAACAGTTGCTGGCGCAAGTCGCGGAGAATATCCGGCGCGGTCTGCCGCAGGCGATGCCCTACGATCCCAACCCCGACGTGGCCATCCTGGTGGCGGGCGGGCCGTCGCTCAAGACCACCGAGAAGGAGTTGGTCGAGACGATCTGGCGCACCGGCGGCAAGGTGTTCACCGTCAACGGCGCCTATCAATGGTGCATTGATCATAATATTCGGGTGCATGCCGCGGTGGTCATGGATGCGCGCGAATTCAATGCACGGTTTGTCGAAACCCCGGTGCATGACTGCCATTATCTGCTGGCCTCGCAGTGCCATCCAAAGACATTCGAGATGTGTCGCGACCGCATTGTCACCATCTGGCACGCGCTGAGCGCCGGCGATGACGAGATCAAGTTGCTGGAGGACTATTACTTCAAGCGCATTAACCCGATCACCATTGGTGTGACCGTTTCGATGCGCGCCATCTCGCTGATGCGCATGCTCGGCTTCCAGCGGCTGGAGATTTTCGGCCTCGACTCATGCTGGCTCGACGGTGACCATCACGCCTACGAGCAGGCGGAAAACAATAACGAAAAGACCATGAGCGTGTGGTGTCGGCCGAAGGGGCGAGATGACCTGGCGCAACGCTTTGTCTGTTCGGTGTGGCAAGCCAAACAAGCAGAGGACTTTTTGCAGCTCGTTAAGGAACGTGGCGAGCTGTTTCAGTTGAACGTGCACGGTCCTGGACTCATTGCGACAATGATCCGCACTGGCGCGGAACTGGAAATAGAGGAGAAATAAAATGGCAGTCGGCGCGTGGACCTTTTATAACAAGTTCAAACGAAACCTTGGCCAAGCATTCCCGATCAATCTGGGGAGCGGCAACTTCCGCATCGCGCTCTACACATCGGCATCGAATGCCGCGACGGCAACGTTGTCGATCATTTCGAGCGTCACCGGTGAAGTGACCGAGGCGAACGGCTATTCGTCATCGGGCAAGGCATTGGCGTCGAAGACTTGGACGGCCGGTGCATCGGGCGGGCAAATGCGGTTCAATGCGGCGGCCACCGTGTGGACCGGCACCGGCGGCACCATTTCGAACATCAAGTTTGCCGTGATCTGGGCCTCTGGTGCTTCGGCTATTGCCCGCAAACTGGTGTGCTATAGCCAGCTTTCAACGGCGCAGTTCAACTTGACGATCAACAACACGTTGACGATCACGCCGGCGGCGACGGGCATCTTCAATTTGGCAGGCTGACCATGCAAGAAAAACAATCGGCACAAGGCCGTGAGGTTGTGCACGATGAGGCTGCGCTTTGCATCAAGACCGAGCCGCCCAAACTGCGCGTCAAACCGAAGCCTGATGCACCGATGGTGATATCGCCACCGACGGCTACATTCGGAGTTGGGTGAATGGCTTATTATGACACGCTCATAGCGGCATGGAATAATCCGACGCAGCCGCCGCCCGGCGTTGTCGGCACCGGACTTAATCCGGCTTGGAGCACGTCGCAGAAGGTGACGACCGTCAATGGATGGAAGGTCGCGCCTGCGGCGCAGCCGATGCTGATCCCAACCTACAAGCTGTATAACTGTTTAGTCGCGTCGGAATGGGCAGCACTGACCGATGTGCAGCGGCAGAACGTGCGCGACATCTTCATGCTTGGCACGACTGACGGATCGGTCGGCACGGCAACACGCACGACATTGCTATCAACGTTTGGCGCCGGATCACAGACGCGGAATAATCTTATCGCACTGACAACACAATTTGACACTCCGGGCAATGTCGATTGGTGTTTTACCAACGGCTATCCGAGCCACGGCACAGATGGACCCGGCAACCTTTCAACCTCGGACGCGGCGAACGCGGGGCTAGTCTGATGGCAACAGAAAAATGGATCGCTGGCTCTGGCGTAGGCTTTACCTGGACCACGCTGATGTCCACGGAATTAAATTCCATTGCATCAGGTAACGCGATCTTGGGCGGCGCGGCGGTAACCAACCAGACCGCGCTGGATATTTTCTGCGACTTCTCACTGGTGCTGGCGAGTGCGGTGTTCGTTGCTCCCAACTTTATAGGAATTTATCTTTATCCCCTAAACGATGATGCTTCGAGTTATGGAGATTCGCGTTTCGGCTCATCCGCCGCGGGACCACCACCATCGAATTATTCCGTTGGCAGCATCGGCATCGTAGCGGCAACACAGGCACAGACGGGAACGCTAACACGAGTCATCATGCCGCCCGGCACCTGGAAGCCGGTGCTTTGGAATTCGGCCGGAGTGGCGCTTGCATCGAGCGGCAACCTGTTAAAATATCGCAGCTATAATCGGGCCATTGCCTAATGGCCTCTATTCTTCGCCCGTTCTCAAACATTCTCAATCCCGGACCGTTACGGATTCCGGGCGGGAACCTTACTATTGATTGGAGTCATTCGCTTACCAACGGCCTTATTGGCTGTTATCTGCCCGGCGTCATGCGCGGGACCGATATCACCGGCATGGGTCCTAATCTTACTCCATTGTCGGCCGCTACTATTTCTTCGATGGAGGAAGGACCGGGGCTGCAATCGGTCGCAGCGAACAGTGGCATGACCGCAACGGCAACGCCGGCATTCAAGTCGTGGACACAATTTTCTATTTACTGGCGGGCCTATGTCATCGGCGCTCCAATTGCCACGACTGACTTTGCTGGGGTGTCTTATGCAATTCCTGAGGCATCGCCATATGTTGTCGCATCAATTGGCGTAGCATCAAACCCGCTAACGGTGCGTGCGCTTTGGAATACCGGGGGCGTCTTCACTGAAGTTAGTCCGGGTCCAATCATCACGACATCAGTCATCAATAGCTTTGGATGCAGTTTCACCGTGAGCGCATCGGCACTATGCCAGATGTATAGCAATGGCGTTGCGTCCGGTTCAGCTTTTGCTTTTGGTGCATCCGGTCCAATAAGTTCGGCAACATCCTCGGTCGGAATCAATACTTATTCACCTACACCAACTCGGTATAGTAATTCAATTACGACTGCTGCCTATTTCTGGAATCGTGCGTTGGCTGCGGATGAATGGGCACGACTGCATCGCGAGCCGTATTCGTTTCTGATCCCGGCAGAATATGAATTGCCTCTAGCATTTTTGTCGCCGCCCCCATTACGCCAACGCCACTTCCGTTTTCGTACCGACACTGGCGCCGTTGATGCAACGCCGACATGGGGTGCGGCGGAGGACACGAATTAAATGGCATTCAATCCAGGCACGGCAACATTCCGCATCCGCTTCAGCATCGCCAATACTGACGCAGCAGCGAGCGGCGCGACATTGTTCGAGCTATATATGTCGAAGAACGGCGGCGCCTATGCGCCGGTTACTACGACGTCAACCAACGGCGTTAAATCCACCGACGCCGGATCGGATGTCGATAACACGATCATCACCATTCCACGCCTGACCGCAGGCGCCTGACCCACTTCAGAGGGATCTCCTCATGTCAAGGCAATACTTCGATGATACCCTTACCGAACCGATCAATGCGGACTTCGCCACCATAACCGCCATAACTGAAACCGTTCTCATCCCGACTGTTTACACGCCGATCAATGCCATGGAGCCGAGGGCGGGGAAAGTCTATGAGCTGATCGTGGCTGGCACAGTCACCACCGGCACAGCCGGAACATTGATTATCACTCCCCGCTATGGGACGGTGATCGGCGGCGTGAGTATTGGCGTTTCGCCAACACAAAACTACGTTCCTTCGATCACGACTGCTCCATTCTTCTTTCGCTATCTTCTCACCATCCGCTCGCTTGGCCTCGCCGGGGCGAACTCAGTGGTTTATGGCTGCGGACAATGGGTATCTGGCGGAGCGGTCGCCACAGCGGCGAGCCAGACGACAGTCAACGTTGCCGGGACAGCAACGGCTTCGGTGGACACGACAGTCGCATCGGCGCTTTGGATTGGTATTACTTTCTCCGTCGCGCCATCAGTCATTCCAAAATTTCATATGTGGCGATCGCTGAACTAGCATGACATGCCAAAGACTCTTGGCCCGCATGCGGGAGGACCCGGTAGAGGCATAGGGTTTTGGGCGCAACAGCCCAATTTAATCCCGATCGATATTCCGGCAAGTCCGGCGAGCGCTGCTCTTGCATTATCTGATGATACGGCGGCGAAAGTTACGTTTGTCGCCGGGCAATACGACGAGACCGGCGAGACCGACAGCATCACCCTGGCGCCGGCGCCATCTTATACTGAGGTCGAATTCGGTGTTGTTCTCGATTACGCAAATCTGGCGGTTGGAGACCGGCTGGATTTTCAGATTTATGCCAACGGCGTTGCGATATCCTATGACGTAACGCCGGAACTAATTGCCGCCGCATTACCGGCAGTCGCCAGCCTTGCGCTGTCGTCCGCCGCTCCGGCATTGTTGCAGGGCTCGATTAAGACACCGGCCTTTGCTGCTCTCGCGCTATCAGGCAATGCGCCGAGCATAAGCCTAGCATTCTCGATTGTTCCGTCCGTTGCCACGCTTGCGTTATCATCGGCTGCGCCGAGCAGGGTTCAGGACAGCGCAATAGTCCCGACCGTTGGATCGCTGACGCTCAGCGGCACGATACCGGCACTGAAACAGAGTATTTCGCTAACACCGTCCGCCGCCAGTCTGAATTTATCCGGCACGGTTTCTACGGCGACGGTTGGACTTGCGTTTTCTCCTGCGGCCGCGTCGCTTGCTCTTACTTCGGCCGCTCCGTCATTCAAATTCTTCATCGGCCAATACGACGAGACCGGCGAGACCGGCGCGATCAACATACCGGGCCTATCGTACACCGAGGTGGAATTCGGTGTCGTTCTCGACAACGCCAATCTGGCGAATAATGACACCCTCGACTTCAGGGTTTATGCGGGCGGCAGTCCGCTTGCCGGTGGATATGATGTAACACCGCGCATTACTGCGGTCATCGGCGGCGTTATCTTTGTTCCTGCCGCCGGCTCTTTGACGTTAAGCGGGCAAACCCCGACCAGCGCTCGCAATGTCATCTGCATTCCGACGGTCGGTGCGCTAACGCTGAGCGGCCAGACGCCGGTCGCGGCCGTCAATAACAACAAAATCCCGACGGTTGGCTCGCTCAGCCTGAGTGGACAAACACCGACCAGCGTTCAGAATATTGGCCAAGTTCCGACCGTTGCGTCATTGACGCTGAGCGGTACGGTTTCGGCGCTCGTTCAAAACGTCATTGCGACACCTGTTGTTGGGTCACTGACACTAACCGGCGTTGCGCCGAGCCTAAGTCAAAGCCTTTTCAAGACGCCAGCGGCGGGAGCGCTGACGCTATCCGGCAACATACCGGTCCTGACGTTCAGTTACATTTTCGTACCGGCGGCGGGAGCACTAACGCTCACCCGCGAAATGCCGAACGTGTTGCTAAGCGGTGCGCTTTATCCGAACACCGCAAGCCTCACATTATCGGCCCTCGCACCTTCGCTGAAGACGACATTCCAGGTTGCACCTGCGGCGGGTGCTCTGGCGCTTACGGGCGTTGCTCCTTCAGTCGTGCAAAATATGCCGCTGGTCGCGGCGGCTGGCGCACTAACGCTAAGTGGAACGATATCCACCATCACGGGTGGCTATTACCTCGTTCCATCGGTTGCCAGCCTGACGTTAACGGGCAATGCCCCGAGTGTCGGCGGGGTCGTAACAAAGCAACCGACTGCGGGCGCATTAACACTGACCGGCAATGCGCCGGTTGCAAAAACCGACATACGGCTAACGCCGGCGGCAGCGGCGCTAGTCTTAAGTGGGCAAACACCAAGCCGCGATGTTGGTGTTGCGTTCATGCCGGCAAGCGCGGTGTTGGCGCTGTCCGGCGGCACGCCAATCCTGCTGCGCAACTACCGCGATATCGCGGCGGCAGGCTCGTTGGCGCTATCGGGGCAAATACCGAACGTCCAGCTCGGCGGACAATTGCGGCCGGCGACTGCATCGCTCTCGCTCACTGGTAATATACCCCGGCGCAGTATCGGAACCACGCTCACCGTCCCGGCCGGATCGCTTGCTCTTAGTGCAGTCGCTCCTGTTGTTGTAAAAACGACCGACGGCTATGTGCTGCCGATTACGATCTGTCATCTGAATGCGACAATGACAGAAGGCGGATTGAATACGGCCCTATCTACCAATGAACTCAATACGCTGATAACCGCGGGCGAATTAAATACAATCCTGGCCGCCGATGCCCTGAACGTCGAGATCGATAGCGCCATGCTGGATGCGGAAATGGGGTGCCACTGATGACCACCAAAGTCTTTCGCGGGCAGCTCTTGGTATTCACGTCAACGCCGAAGGACGACGATGGCAACCCGGTGACGCCATCATCGATCAAGCTCTATCTGAACTATCCGCACCCGAACGGCATCACCTCGACCGACGAGCCAATCGATATGCTGATGCAAACCGATGGAAAATGGAAAGCCGACTTCGATACTGCCGACACAAAACCGGGTGCGGCATTCGCCTCATTGCGTGCCGCCAATCCGCCCGGCGCTGAGGACATCAAGTTCACGATTGTTGCTAATCCGGCGAACCCACCATGATCGATTGGCAGACGCACTATGACCCGATCTATAATACCCTCGGGGTCGCGGCCACCCTTGCATCCGCCGGTGGACAATCCGCAACCGTCACTGCCGTGGATAGAACCAGCGGCATCAGCATTCCCGATCCTCGAACGCAGATCGAAACCGTCCGACCCGTGGCGCGGGTCAGGGCGCGGGAGTTGGAGCAAATCGGAATCCCGGTGGCGGATCTGCCGGAAGGTCAGATCACTCTTAACGGGCAGACGTGGCGGATAAAAACCTATCAGCCGATGCCGTCACCCGGCGGCGAGGCCGATGGCGAAATCATGCTGATCCTGCTGTTTGAAGCATGAGCAGTCGCCGCGAGTTGATCTTGGCCCGTCTGGCTGTCGTGATCGGGAATATCTCCGGGGTGGAGACATCGGCGCGCAATCTTGACCGCGTGGCCGATACCAAATTGCCGGCGGCTATCCTATTCGATGGCGACGAGGATACTGTTGACAACTCGAATGCGACCGGCAGCGCGCCTAATATCGCATTGATGACGCCGGTTATCGTGGTGTCGTTGGGCGATGTGCCAGAGAACATTGGAACTGTAACCAACGAATGGTTGGCCAAGGTACAGAAGGCGGTCCTGTTCGATAGCGAAATAGAACTGCTGTGTTCGGGCACGGCTTCGGGAAGGCGGCGCGACCGGCGTGGGGCGCGTTACCTCAATCACACCAATTCATTGCACGAGGGTCGCTCATCGCAAGTCGATCTGAATGTGTTTTTTACTGTTGCCTATCCCTTCATCCCCAGCGAACTCTGACAAGGAGAAACATCAATGCCCGTAAGTCCTGGCACGATCCCATCGATCACGAATTACCAAATACCCACCGGAAAAGTCTACTTCACGGATGACCACGCCCTAACGGCCGGCCGCGTCAATCTTGGCAACTGCGTTGAATTCTCGATCACTCCCAGCATCACCACCAAGGACCATACCCGCACCTATGGCGGCTCACGGCTGATTGACAAAACTATTGTCACGCTGGCATCGGGCACGGTGAACTTCACACTTGACGAGATCACGCAGATTGCCCTCGGCATGTTTTCCCTCGGCACTGTCACCGACAATACCGGCGGCGCCGGTTGGGATATCATGGCGCTCACTAGGCTGAACTTTAACGGCGTGCTGGAAATCAACGGCGATAACGTCGAAGGGCCGCAGGTGGATTGGATCGGCTATGTGAACCTCTCGCCCACTTCTGCACTTTTCCTCATCCGCAATAACGATGATTGGAATACTGTCCCGCTGCAGGGAAAAATCCAGGCGCATCCGGTGCATGGCCTGGGACACTTCACCGAGCGGGCGTTGCATGAGGGCCTGACGGCATGAGTGACTTTCTCTCGATCAATCCGGCGCCAGACACGGTGACGATCGGCGGCAAGAAAATTACTGTGCATGGCATATCGATGGAAGGCTTCGGGCATCTGATCCCGCGCTTTCCAGATCTGATGAAGGCCTTGCAGGATCGCATGCAGAAGGACGGAGCACTGACATTGGTTGGCATCATGGAAGTGGCAGGCCCTGCCATTGGTCCGGTGCTTGCAGCCGGCCTCGGTCATCCCGGTGATGAAGAAGCTGAGAAGCGTGCTGCAATGATGTCGGCGGCCGAGCAATTGAAGGCGCTCACCAAAATAGTGGAGAAGACCATGCCCGATGGCCTCGGCCCTTTCGTGGCACAGTGGGCGGCGCTCATGGAAAAATTCGCAGCACCACCACCGCGCAAGATACGCTTCAAGGTTTTGCCGACACCATCGAATTCCTCACCGGAGAGTGCGGACATTCCCTTGAAGCAATCTGGCACATGACGCCACGGCAGCTCGCCGGTTATATGAGCCTTGCAAAGAAACGCTTCGAGCGGATGAAGTCGTGAGGATTGTCACCAAGGCTGATGCCGGGCAATGGCTGAAGGCGACTAATCAATACGAGAAGATCATGGCCAAGGCGGCAACGCAGGCCATGCGCGATGTGGGCAAGGAAGCCGTAAGTAAAGGTCGCGCGGCGATTGCTCAGGCAGGATTTAGCGCCAAGTTTCAGCGCACATTGCGGGTGATCAACAGGCCGGCCTCGGGTTATGTGCTTAATCCGGCGGCTTACATTCACAGCACCATCAATTATGCCGACGTGTTTGAGACCGGTAAGACCATAACCGGTTCGCCATTCCTTTGGTTGCCGCTGCCGAATGTGCCGCCCTACAAGGATCGTGAGCACATGACGCCGGCGCAGTATGTCCGCATCGTTGGCCCATTGGTGACCATGCGGCGCGCGGGCGGCTTGCCCATGCTTGGCGCGGTGGTGGAACGGGGCGGCAAGCCAACCAGGCGGCGGCTGCGGCAGACATTCCTCAAGGGCGCATTTGGCGAACGCAGGCGTGTGACCACTACCATTCCATTATTTGTGGCGGTGTCATCGGTGAACATCCCGAAGAAATTCGACGTGGCAGGTGCGGTGCAAGACGCATCGGATGAGCTGGATGCCTTATACCGGAAACGCCTAGAGGCTTATGAGGGCCGTAAATAATGGCGATCAAAGAACTCATTACACTGGAAGGCGTCGAACAGGTTGAAGCGCAGCTTGCCCGTATCAACGTCGCTGGAGAAAAAAGCCTCAAACAATTTTCAGATCTTGGGCAAGCAGGCAGCAGCGGTGGGGGTTTCGACAAGCTGGTGCAAGGCGCAAAAAGCGCCGGGCTGGAGATGGACAAGACCTCAGAAAGCACGCTGAAGCTGAGCACAGTGTTCAAAGCGCTGAAGCCGGTCATCCACGAGGCAGGTCTGGAAATAGGAAATTTCGGCGCTCTCGGCCGGTTGGCCAGCACGTCTATTGTCGGGTTTGGTGCGGCACTGACTGGTGCCGTGATCGTTGGCCTTGCCGGTCTGGAAGAAAAGACTGCGCGGGCACGCGGCCAATTGGCTGACCTATTCCGTTCCAATGAAAAGGGCGACCAGGCATTCGCGGCGTTGACTACCGGCGCCAAGGAATTCGGTAGCACGGTCGCCGGACTGACGCCTGGATTGGTCGCCTTTCAAACCGCGCTTTCCAACGTTGACAAGACGGCACAGGGATTTGTCGCGTTGCGCGCCGAGGACTTGCCTGGCGGCGGGCCGCGCAACGTCAGAGACATAACCGAAGCCTACACCAATTTTATCAAGATATTGCGCGCCGGCCGGCTGGATCAGGACGAGGCGCAGAAGTCGGCCAAGGCGTTCTTCGACACTCTCAAAGATGGCGGGCCGATCACCAAGGCTGCATTGCAAGCGTTGCCGGTGGGAACGGTTGAATTGCTGAAGCAGGCCATGGGCGCGGCCGGCTTGAGCACCAAGGCCTTTTTCCAGGAAGTCGAAGCAGGCAATGTGACGGTCGAAAAACTCAAGGCGGGACTTGCCGGGTTTGGACCCGAGGCCGAGCGGGCATTTCAGCTCAAGGCGATCAAGACATTCAGTGACGAGATTGGCAAGCTTCTGGCTACACTTAGCGATGGTTTCGGCAAACTGACGGGGAAGCCATTCAGTGACTTTGTCATCGGCGAGCTGGCGCGTATCCGCAAGGGCTTGCAGGACACCATTCAGGAAGGCCAAGACTTTATTGAATTGCTGCGGCGGATTGAAAAGGCTACCGAGATTCCTGGCATTGGTAAGCTGGCCAGCGATTTAACCGGGCGGGCCTTCGTCGGCCCGACGCTTGAGCAGGCAGGCTTGGCGGGCGCCGCGTTTCTGCCAACACCAGAGCAGGCGGGCAAGATTGGCGCCGATGCCGCCGATGCTTTCCGCGAAGGATTCTTAAAGAAAGGATTTGTGTTTCCGCCCAAGCCGGTGCAGGACGCCGGTGCAGATATTGCCGCAAACCTTGGCAAAGGGTTCATCGACAACAAGTTCTTTCAGGAAGAAGCGCCTGCCGCAATTGTCGAACCGATTCAAAACATAATCAAGACTGGTTTGGTAATTCCGGATGAGGCGCAAGCTGCTCTTGCCGAGCAGTTCAAAGCAACCGGCGCCAATGCCGGCAAAGGATTTAACGAGGGTGTTACGTCACAACAGCTCGACGTGAGCACATGGCTTGGCGATGTCGCTTCTCAGATATCCAGCCTGGCGCAATCATGGTTTGCCAGCGTGCAGGCTGCGTTCAGCCAGCCGATAAAAGTAAATTTCGATACTGGAGGCTTTGGCGGTCAGCTCGGTGGTGCGCCCTTTGCCGCCGGGGGCCATGTTCGTGGACCTGGCTCAACCACATCAGACTCGATCATGGCGTGGTTGTCGGACTTTGAGTACGTCATCAACGCGCGTGCCGTGCGCCATTATGGCGCCGATCTGTTCGGTGCATTGAATGCCATGGCATTGCCCAGAGACTTCATGAACCGCTTCGCCATGGGCGGGCTGGCAAGGGTAAGCGGTGGAAACCACCTCGCAGCGGGCGGGCAGGTTCGTGGCACCCCGGTTACCATCAACATCGATCGGCATACTTTCAATATGACGGCGGGCGACGATACCGTCGCGGCAATCAAGCGGTTCGCGGTGGCCGCGCAGATATCCTCGACCGGGCGCAAGCCGCGGTTTGTCCGGTAATGTCCGACAGCACACTGCTCGCCATCACCGGCATAACCATCCCCGACTATGCCATCCGCGGGCTGACGCTCGACCTCGAGTTGATCAGCGCCAGCGATGGTTTGCAGCGCTCGATCAACGGGGCATTGCTCGACCTGACGGCGCCGCAGTTTCGCAAATACAAGGCAACGCTCACCTGCGAGGACCAGGATGTGCCGACGCTGACCGATATCTGGCAAGGGCAGATCGTCAGCCTGACCTTCATCGAAGGTTCCGGCATCGGCACGGTCACGCTTAGCATGATGGTCGATAGCTGGACTACCAGCAGGGCGGAATGGGATGCACTGACGAGCTGGTCTATAAACTTTCTGGAAATCTGAAATGACGGCGGCGGCTGGCCCGTATTATTTCGCCTGGGTGGCCGAAACCGAGACCACGTTTGGTGCCGAGCATCACGTCGAGGATGAGGAAATCATCCGCTTTCGTATCGCGCAGGTGGAGGGCGACTTCGCCACGCTGAGTCTCGATGTGCGCAACCCGCGCATCGGTCTGCTCAATCCCGGCCGCAACGTGTGGGCGTGGTTTTCCTGGGACAGTGCCGGCACCGGCGGCGTGGTTCCCTTGTTCTTTGGCCGGCTGGTCGGCTCGCCGTCGAACATGTTTGCCGAGGTGGTGACGCTGGAATTCGTCGCCAAGCCGCTGGACTTCAATGCGCAGAAGGCGGCATTGGCGGAAAGCCTCAAGATCAGGCCATATTACGATCCGATATTCATCGACGAGCAAAAGCGCTCCGATCCTGACACCGTGCTCGAAGGCTACAGTGCGTTGTGGCACATCGGCCGCACTGATCTTGTCGTCAGCATCAGCGACGTGTTGCAGGGCGAGGATGGCGTGTTGGTATTTGCCCCTGACGCGGTTCCCTATGCCAGCGTGCAACAAAGTTTCGGCAAGCCACCGCTCACCTCGGTGCAGGTTACCGGTGACATCAATTGGGCGCAGGCGGCGACCGGGACCATAGACTTCGGCACCAGGTCATTCGATACATGGACCGGAGGCTCGATTGTTTCCTCATGGCCGAGAACCGGACAGCAGCTATCCGGTGGATGGAGCGTGCGCGAAGGCTTTGCCATCGACGTGCTCAACATTGGCGGGCAGTCGGCCACCAGCCATAATTTAAGCTATGAGAACCGCGCCAAGGAACACGCGGTTGGCGATACCATGTCCATGCACCAATCGTGGACCACATTCCCGGTTGGTGGCTTTGTTTTTACCTCCGGCCTGCAACGCCAGGCAGGCGTTATTCCGGCGCAAAGCGTTATTTCCTACGACAGCGCCGGGCAACCGTTCGATCCTTATGCCGCCATTGATAGCGACAGCGGAGAAAAAGCGGCGATCCCGCTGCACGTCGAATATCACCAGACGCTGGTCGCCGGTTGGCTGGTCAATACCAAGCTGGTGCTCGACTACAACGCCAACAACAAGCGCGAGGAAACCGTTCTTTTCACCATTGCCGCCGACTTGCAGCCGATCGTGACATTGCCGGATCCGGCCGACGTGGTAGAGCAGATCCCGTTGAACGGCGCCGATGTCGGTATCCCGATCGACGGCGTGGCGCCGCAAACGGACACCAGCCGTTACGTCTATTTCGAGACTGATCGCGGACGCTGGTCGCTGGAATACATGATCTCGGTGGCCTGTGCGCATCTCCGCTATCGAGCGCGCGCGGTGAATCTGTCCTGGGACGTTCCATTCGACGCGGCTTTGGAATTGTCTTGCCGCAAGAATGCAACGCTGTTCGATGACCGCATCGGCGGCGGCTCGGCAACCGGCAAGATCATCGCCTATGAGATCAGCGGCGACGGTCCTGCGGGGATGCAGACCGGCAACGTGACCATCGGCTGTGCGATCGGCCGCGACGGGACGGTAACGGCGGCAACCGGGACAGAGACATGGGTTGCGGCGGGATGGGTCGAGACCGGCTGGCAAGTCATGGACGGCGCCACCACCACGCTTGGTGGCGGGACGGTGGCCTATGAATTGCCTTCGGTGACGCCGGGCGGGCTGATCTATCCGCTCACCAAGGATCAGGTGGTTGTCGCCGAAAGGATCGATACTACGTTGACCGACCCGGTACAGGTCGGCGAAGACCCACCGGGGCGGCGCGAGCCGTTCATCTACACATCCGTTACGAAATATTTCCAGACATTCGCCAGTCAGTCCTATTACCTGGAATTGCTGCCGACCACCGACAACGTATTCAACACGCCTTACACGGCGAACGTCAGCATGTTGAAAATACCGAAGCAGATCGACCTTGAAGCCGATCCAATAACAGCATGAGGAAATAGAGTGTCGGGCCTAGAAGGTATCGTCCGTCCATTCCAGACCAGCGAAATCGGCCCGCCGCGATCGCCATTGCTCGGCAGTCTTGGAACGTCAACCGCGACATCGACCACCGCCGATGCGGCAAAGAACACGATCATCAACCCCGGCAAGGATGGTCAGGTAAAAACATTTTCCGGCAGCTTCAGCCTGACCATTACCTATTATTATATCAAGAAGCCGAAAGAGAAGAAGAAGGCAGGAGCCAGCTCTAGCGATCCCGGTAATATCCTGGGCGGCAATCCAAACCCACAACAGGGCAACCCACCGTTATAAGGAATAGCAATGCCGCTCATCCTGCGCAGCGTAAAGGGATCGAACCTGACGCCGAACGAGGCGGATGGAAATTTCACTTATTTGAACGATCTGATCGCTGCGGTCGAAGACAACATCACCGCCGGGCGCGGCATCGATGACATAACGATCAGCGGCAATATTATCACATTCCATATGAGCGATTCTACGCTGGAGACGGTGACGATACCGCCAGCGACGTTAGGCACATGGATACCAAAAGGCGAATGGCAGGCCTCGACCGTCTATGCGGTCAACGACGTGGTTTCCTATTTCGGTTCGCTCTATCTGGTCATCTTCGCGCATACCTCGCATACATCATTCGATGCCGCCGACAACGATGGCCTTGGCCATAACTTCTATGCGCTGATCCTGCCCAAGGAGCCGGTGTGGGGGCAGACCATCAGCGATGCGACTTATACGACCACCGCCATTGATGCCAATACCTACATGCGGTTCACCAGTTCCACAGGCTGCATCGTCAGCATCGATCCGGCAGTGGATTATCCGCCCTGGACCGAGCTGCATTTGCGCGACGAGTGCGACATCGGTATCACCGCGGGCATTGGCGGGCTGACCGTCGAGGCACCGACACCGGGCGCCATCAATCCGGTCAGGGGTTTCCAGTTTACCACGGCAGCCATGGGCGGTACGCTTACACTGAAGCAGGTTGGCGATAGCAAGGTCTGGGATATCATTGGGTTGCTGGCGCCAGAGACAACCTGATGCCGGCGGAATTTTCCCGCACGACCGCGCGCAAGACAATCCTATTGCCGAGCGGCGACAGGGTTAAAGTCCCGGTTATTACCAATATATCGTTCATCGATCCGCTCGACCGATACCAGGAGACACAGCACGCGCTCGACAATACCGAGAATTCGACGCGGCTGGCGCATGTCGATCAGGTGCATGCGGTTCCGGTGGACGAGAACGGGGTGCCGACCGACGATCCGCCGCGTGCTGATACCGGCGAAGGGCTATTCGTCGAGCGCGTCGATACCTGGAAGGCACTTGATGCCATCGATCGGGGGCAAGAAACGCAGCTCACGCTCGACAATAGGACCGGCAACGATCTGTTGCCGCCGCATTTTTCCAACCATACGCGGACGCACATCTACAGATATTTCCAGGACCCGAGCAACCCGGACGACAACGCCGTCTGGATAGACAGTGAATTGATCGACGAAGTGGCGGTGATCGATGCTCCTGACCGCGGCCAGGAAACGCGCTATACGCTGGTCAATCCCACCAACGCACAATTTCAGGAGGATGATCTTTCCGGGCAAGCCAGCGACAACGATCCAGACTTGACTATCGGTGGCGATGCCGAAGGCACTGAAGCAAACCCGGTACGGCTCGATCCATTTCAGAACATTGTCAATTATTCCAGTGGCGCCTACGTCTTGGTGCAATGGACTTGGCACGACTATCAGGAACAGTCGGCAAATGAAGTCTGGATACGCAGCCAGTTGCTTGGTTTAGTCGATACATTCGTGCCGGGCATTGCTTCCATTTTGCATTCCACCAATGGCAACAATACCATCACCTTCGATGAAGACAATTCACAGGGCGCCACTCTGGTTTTTCAATCCGGCCTGCTCGAGGACGAAGCAACGACGGCCGGACCGGGACCGCAAGGACTGACAGAAGCCATCCACATCTTCGGTCCCTGCGAGTCGCCGCCAATTGCGGCCGCCGGTGTTAATTTATATCAACCGGCCGGTTGCCCGGACATGTCGATTCCGCCGCCGCATATGCCGTTGATCCAGTATTACGATGATTCCGCCTCTGTTCCGATTATTGGCTATCAAAGAACCTTTCTGTTTAGGGCGGCACCGACCCCGGATAGTTCAGAACTGCCTACATCAGAGCAGGCCAACACGACGAAAATAATGTTCACGGTCGCCAATGCGATAGCGCAAACGCCGGCAATAATAAATTATGGAACCTATACGGTGGCGACGACCGGCTCCTATACGCAGCAAACCGCTGTCACTGATATCGGAGGATTCCGGTTTCATGTCTATGTATTTTCCAGCGGACTGGTCGAGCCCTATCTTGCCGACGAGGAATTCCCGCTAAGGAAAAAGGGTATCGATCCAACAGATACCGGATCTCTGGCCGAAACCCTGGACTTGCCGAATACCTCGGTCAATTGCAGCGCAGTACTGGCATACAACGAGGGCGGCAACATTGTGCCGGTGCTTGGCAACGGGACTTATGAGATTCGTCTGGAGTCGTTCACGGTGCCGGACGATGAACCCAACAAGACGAGAACAATTCCGTGGCCGAAACGACCAGGGTTTGTGACTTCGGGTGGCCAGGACTATAGACGCTATCATTACTCGATTTGGTTAGGCACAACAGGCGGCGAGCTTGAGAACGATCCGCCGGATATAAAATTCGGGATACCGCCGCCATGATCCCCGGCATAACGGCACAGGATCCAGCGCAATCTGCCGCAGCACCGGCCGGCTATGTTGGCGCGGGAGTACATTTCAATGGTAGCGCCTGGCTGACCATTCCCTCGCTGGCGGCGACCGACAACGCGTTTTATTCGTTCAGTTTTTGGACCAAGGATCTGACGGTCTCGATAAACAACAGCGATTTTTATGTAACGCACGATGCAGCCAATGCATTTCAGCCAACGTTCTGGGTCAGCAATGTCCTGACATTGGTATTTGATTTTGGACCGACACCACCATTTTTTGAAAAGAGGTTTGCCACGTTGGCATCCGGCTGGCATCACCTGCTCGGTACGGTGCAAACCAATCTATCCGCCGGAAGCAAATTATTGGTTTTGTATCTCGATGATGTATTGCAAACCCCGACCACCACCAACGATGGGGATGCATCGTTCAATCTTGTAGTAAACGGCAAATCGTTGGTTTTCGGTGCGGATGGAGCTGGTGCCGGGATTATTTGCGACTTTGCCGATATATGGCTGGCGCCTGGAATATCTCTGTTAACCGGTACTACTATTTCCACAACGGATCGCAGAAAATTCATCGATGCGCTCGGCAACCCTGTCGATCCGGTTAATTTTCCCGCCGCGCCGGTTATGTTTCTTGGCAACAATACTACCTTTGCAACGAACCAAGGTTCTGGCGGGGCCGCTACCTTGACCGGATCACTAACAGCCGCGTCAAGTAACCCATAACAACAGGAGATCAAAATGGCGCAAGTTCCAGTTTCTATGCAAGTCGTAGTCTACCCGCGCGACAAGAGTGTGAAGCCTTATCCGGCGACTATTTGCGGCTTCGCTTGGATAACGGGGCTCAAGCCCGGTGGAGGCCCAATGCCGGGTGGTCCCGGTGGAGGTCCTCCGCTCGAGATATGGGGTGACATCGGTGATTATATCGACGCCGGCTTGCCGCTGCCGCAGCCGCCGCCAGCGATTCCGACAACGCCAACAGAACCAAAACCGCCACCGGCAAACGGCGGTTGGGGCTGGTCCCCGGATTATGGATGGGGATATTTCCCGCCGCCGGGAAGTGCCACACCAAAGCGCCCATAGCTGATATGGATAGGGAGGGGCTTCTGATGCATGCTGCCCCTCCCGCTTTTCTTGCTCTCGCCCTTATCCTGCTGACGTCGTTGGATGGCAAACCGATCTGGGTAGAAAGTAGCGCGGTGGTTATCATCCGCACCCAGTCGCACGAATGCCAGGACGGTCACGGCTCGGTCATTCGTGTTGGCAGTAATGCGCTGTGCGTGCGCGAGAAACCGGATCAGATAAGGGAGCTGATTTACAATGCGGATCGTCATTAGCTCGGAGGCTTGCGCCGATTATTAGCCTGTTGTTTCACTGTGGCCCATCGGCAGTTATTTGGTGAATAGCCCTTATCGTTATTGATTCTATCAATGCTATGTCGTGGTGTTGGCTTGCGGCCCATGTCCATTAGAAAGTTCTCAAATTTCAGCCAGCGTTTGCAAATAGTAATGCCGCGACCGCCGTACCGATAATAGGCCGGGTTATTATTATTTAGACACCGCTGCCACATCGCGCACCAAGTTTTATATTCTAGCGAGTCCCCATCGCCATTTCGCCGCCGACTTTCTCCGTGCGTAAGATGTGCGTCTATTGCCCGATCAACCTGCAAACAGCCGCAAGATCGCGTGTTATCCCTGTTCAAATTGAAATTAAATACCGATACATTGTTGCCGCAATCACAAACACATATCCATTTTGTGCGAGAATGTTTGTTTGATTTATCGCGTTTGACTGCGATTAATCGGCCAAATCGTTGACCAACTGAGATAGGATCCGGTCTGGGCATGGCAACCTCTCATTCAGGTTTGCTTTGTCAAGCGGCGGCCGGGCG